ACAGACAGCAACTATAAAATCTCAGATTTTTTACGTGACCTAAAGCATCATCCAGGTTTACGTCTTCACGACGATAATTTTGGGTACCCCTATAATATTGAAGAAACGCGAATGAACACCGATCCTTTTGTGCGTAAAAGCATGAAACTATGGGATTCTGGAGTTTACGAAAATTTGCGCGGATTCACAAAGAAAGCTAAAGTTTCAGCAGCCCTGAAAACATTAGCAAATTACAAACGACACGAGATAAAGAAGAATAAGATGGACGCAACTCAAAGAGAGTGTTTTGATAGAGCATTGAGAGACACTAGACGTACATTTTTACCATCTGAAAAATTGAATCGAGTATCGACACCAAACGTTTGCGACTTAATTAATCTTGACTCAGCAGCAGGCTTTTCCTTCCCAGGTAAGTCTAAAGCACAAGTCATTGAAGAGGCATACGATACCGCATGTTATTTACAACATATGGTTGAGGCCAAGCGAACAGTATATTTTCCACCTTGCAAGTTAGCCGTTAGAGGCCATCTTTCAGAGGTAGATGAATTAAAGTCGAGACCAGTCTGGGTTTACCCAGCCGAGATTTCAATTTTAGAAGCCAAATGGGCTTTGCCATTTTATGAACATTTGGAGGACAACGTTCCTTCAGTTCACTTTGGTCCAGAAAGTATGAAAAGATTAGCCACTATGATGATGTCTGGATTGTGCGATTATGCTGATACAACCGAGGTAACACTTGATTGGTCACAATTTGATTCCACAGTTCCAAACTTCATGATTGATTGTGCACTTGATATCATTTATGATTCATTTGACCATCAATACACATTACACGATGGTGATCTTATATACGGAGGTGAAATAATGGAAGAAAAGAATTTTAGATTATTTAGTTTCCTTAGAAAATATTTTAAGAAAACAAAAATAATGCTTCCAAATGGCCAAATGATTATGAAAATGCATGGCATACCAAGCGGTAGTTTCTTCACTCAGGCAGTAGGTTCGATCGTCAATTATTTAGCAATTAAAACATTAAATTATTTAAATGGTTGGGGAGCAACAAGATTGCGTGTTCTAGGTGATGACAGTTCATTCCTAGTCCCATTCAAACAGCCAGATTTACATATCGTTAAAGAACAAGCCAAGAAAATTTTTGGTTTTATTCTTAAAGTCGAGAAAGCAACAATGGCTACGAAACAAGAAGATAGAAAGTTCCTGGGTTACCAGGTGGCTGGATATCGATTTGTTCGTAAGTCAGAAGATTGGCTCAAAATGGTTCTGTATCCCGAGAGAGATGTAGAATATTTAGAGAAGTCAGCTTCGAGAGTGCTTGCGTACTATATACTTGGAGGAGTAAACGACGAAATGTATTCAGCATTTACACGGAGATTCTTTCGGCATTATCCACAGGTGATAAACACACCATTGCCATTAAGCAAAGGATTGAAGCGAGTATTTAAGTTTGTTTTAAGGTTAGATATCAAAGGGTTCTTTCTACCAAAGTTAGATCTCATTGACCCATTATCGACATCCTATCTGTTAGGCTTAGGTGATCAGTTATACTTTTCACTTGTCGGAAAGGAAATCGGAAAACCTTTTATTTAAAAAAATAAATTTAAAAAAAAAAAAAAATTTTTTTTTTTAAATTTTTTTTTTTAATATTTTTATAAAAATTTTTTTTTTTTTTTTTAAAATTTTATTGGAATTTAAATAAATTGGGTGGATGG